GATGACCTGCAAAGCACTGTAAATGAACAAATCGCAGTCTCAAAAATGCTTGGTAACGCCACTGCTGCAAACACTTATGAGATGGATCAGCTAAAATTAAAATCAGCCGAGCTTGAGGCGGCTGAAAGCAAGTTGTCTCAAATGCGAAGCAAATCATACGCTATCACGCAAACGCTAAATGGAAATCTGAAAGACAATTACGTTGCGATGCAAAACAGTAATTCTGTTACTGGTATTGCCAGCGGTATCCAGTCGGTATTTAACGGAGTATTGAATACCGGAAACAAATTGCTGCAGCAGCGAAATAACTATGTGATGCTCGGCAATGGCGCGAAATCAAATCTGACAGCAACAGATCAAAAATATCTGACACAATTAGAAAACGAGATCGCGCTTGAGAAAGAGTTAGATCCAATAAAACGTGCGCGAATCAGAGCTGAACAAGAAGCTGCCGCACAAGGTTTATCGGCATCAGGTACAACGCAGTATATCAATCAGTCAGTGAAACTAGCTGAAATACAAGCTAAAAACGACGCAGCCTCGAAATCGTTAACCGCAGTACATAAATCAGAAGCATCAGCAACGAAAGAGGCAGCAAAAAGAGCGGAAGAATACGTGCAATTCTCGCAGGAATTATCGAGACTTAACGCAACCGAAGCGCAGCAGATCCAGAATTGGCAAGATGATCAAATTGCAAAACTAAATGAGTTCAGGGCGGCGGGCTTGGCTGTTGGTGCAAAATACAATGCAGAAGAGCTTAGAATAAAAAATGAAGCTCGCAGACAAATGCAGGCTTTAAATGATCAACAATGGACTGAATACCTAAACGGATCATCTGCCGCGTTGTTGAAGCTAAAACAGCAAGCACAAACGCAGCTTACCGGGCCAAAACAACAGATCGTAGTATCTGGAATCGATAAGAAATTAAAAGAGCAAACATTCTCGGACCTGCCAACAATCGACGGCGGCGCTCAATCTAACGAGCAAAACCAGATCGCGCAATTGCAGACACAAACTACTGCGATGAATGACGCTTACAATCAGCGCATTGAGCAGTACAAAGTATACAGGGCGCTTGAGGTTGAGAATGCGGCTTACTATGACTCACAGATCCAAGCGTTAGAAGATAAGAAGAAAGCCAACAACGCAGCGGCACAAGACGCGATGCTTAACCTGCAATTGCAGGCCGGGGAATCAATGGCAACCAGTGCTGCCGATAGCCTGAGAAAAATGGTTGGCGAGCAATCAGCGGCTTATCAAACTATGTTTGCTGTGCAGAAAGCGTTCAGCATTCAACGCGCCATTCTTGCTATTAAAACAGGTATTGCCTCGGCGTGGGAGGCAGGCTGGCCTAACGGTGCCATTTATGCGGCTGGCGTAGTGGCAGCAACAGGTAGTCTTGTGTCGGACATCATGTCAGTGGCGTCGCCGAGCTTTGACGGTGGCGGCTACACCGGCAACGGATCGCGCTCTGGTGGGTTAGACGGAAAAGGCGGATTCTGGGCCATGATGCATCCGCAAGAAACAGTTATCGATCACACTAAATCAGGATCATCGGCAAGCGTCGGATCGTCAGTCGGTGGCAATGTAACAGTTAACGTCTCGCTACAAGAAACAAGCGATGCAAGCAAGCAAGGCACTACGTCACAAACTACCGGCGATGACGGGTCTGTGCAGATAAATGTTTTTGTTGCAGATATCCGGTCAGAAGGGAGTATGGCGCAAGTGCTAGAAAGAACATACGGCCTGACGAGAGTGGGGGCATAGAATGACTTTAGCAGTATGGCCTGAACAACTACCACTGCCGGAGCAATCCGGCTATGCAATCCAGCACGTCAGTCCTTTACAGCGCACGGAGATGGTGTCGGGGCGGGCAAGGCAGCGCAGAGTTTACACGTCAGTTCCATCGATGGTTGCAGTTCAGTTTTTTTGCACAGAAGTGCAGGCGCAGGTATTCGAGCTGTTTTTCAGATATGGAATCACTGATGGTGCGGACTGGTTTTTGTGTAAGCTGAAAACACCGCTTGGACTAATGCCTTATGAGTGTAGGTTTAATGGAATTTATGAAGGGCCAGTTTTGACCTCATTCAACAAATGGACATTTTCAGGGACACTTGAGATCAGGGAGCGACAAACTTTAACCAGTGATGAGCTTTTTGATATGCAGGGCATCATTGATTCAGAAATTTTCGATATAACCATGAATCAAAAATGGCCTCTCGCGTGATTGCGGTTACAATAGATAAAACCTATTAATAACAGGAATTCAATATATGACTTACAACACTGGCAATCCAATTGGATCAACTGATGCAAGAGATCGATCTGATAACTCTGAAAATTTAGACTTAGCAGTTAATTCGCTTGGCGCCACATTCCAAGACAGACTTGGCGTTACTCGAAGCACATATGAAGGAGTAGTTCAAGGTTTGTCATTTTTCAATGTTGGAACATTTGCAGTTGGTTTCACGCTGACAAACTCACGCCAGACGCTGACATATGACGGGCATGAATATGGGTGGTCAGGTGTTTTTCCTAAAGTTGTTAGCGCTGGATCAACGCCTACACCGCTTGGATCTGGCGGATGGATTGATCGGAGCGATGTGACGCTGCGGAATGAACTAGCATCAAGTGCTGGTTCATCGCTCGTCGGGTTCGAGCAGGCGGGTGCTGGCTCTGTTCTGCGCACCGCCGAGGATAAGATGCGTGAGCGGGTAACACCACAAGACAAGGGTGCTGTGGGTGATGGAGTAGCAGATGACACCGCCGCAATTGTGGCCGCAGAAGCGATGGGTGCCCTGGTTGATGGTTTGGGGAAAACCTATCTGGTGACAACTTTGCCGGACGTCACCAATTTCAGGAATGCTGCGTTCAAAATGGGCAGCATCCTCCATGTCACTGCCGATTATCTGCGCCAGGACACCGCCAAAATCACCAACGCAAAATGCTATTTGTCCCATCCACAGGACAAGGCTTACGTGCTGAACAATCAGATTAAGGTCTGGTTGAGCATACAGGATTCCCACACTGACGGTGACGTTCGACCTTGTGCCATCGTGTCGGATGATGGCGGTGTGTCATGGCAAGAGCCTGAGCTACTGGACGCCACTCTTTTCGGCCATTCATGTTGGTCTGCTGGTACTGATGGTGCGAAAGAGTACGTTATCGTGCGTAAAGATGTCGGTCCTTTGTACTACCTCTATTCACGAGACATTCCCAGTGGTAGTCATGGCGACTATTACGCGGCATGGACTGTTACTCCGATTACGTTTCCGATGCCGGGCTGGGCCACGGGAACACAGCCGGTTATGATCCATAGTTTCACTGTCGGGCACGACGGGGCTGTTTATGTTGGCGGCTCGTTGCCAGAGGGTGCGTTAATTTACCGGTCTGGCGATGGCGGAATTACATGGACAATTGTCCAAACACTGATGCAGTCCCCCGACGCAGAAGAACCCACCGTCAAATATGAAAACGGTGTGTATGCCGGGTTCATGCGTAATGGTGGCACAGGGCAGCCGTGGTTCTGGGTCAGCCGCAACAACCTTGCGACTATTACATTGTATCAAGCTCCAGCGGGCTACTTTGGTGCTGCTGCGCTGAGTGACAGCACCATCCCGTTGCAGTTGGTCGGGGGGGTTGTCTATGCAGTCACCGCCTATCGCAACGGCACGCTTGAGGGAGCAGGCAGCGACGCACCTACTTCTGCGTTCCATATTCAGGCGGATTTGGCCAGCGGCGATAATATTTGGTCCCATGCCAAAACGTATCGCATGGGTACGCTCTATCATGCAGAATTGGGCGGAGCTTCTGGGCTGGGGCAGGGCTCCGTTGTTCATTACAACGACAAAATCTTCCTGTTTTACGGAAATGAAGAACGCACTGGCACTTGGCAGGCTGGTTTAAACACGGTAAACGCCCTGAACCGTATCGTCAACATCTATCAGACCGTGATGTTCCTCAAGCCGAAAGCTGGCGTGATCGATTATCGCGCCAATATGGTTGCAGACCGGTCGGCCAATAATCCGTTTTACCGGATTAACGGCAACCGTTGGCTCGGCAAGCAGGGCAAGTGGACCTACTCACTGTCGGAGAAAATTGGCAGTGCCTATGCAACAGCCATGGCAAACGTTCAATACAACTCCATCGTGTTCGATCTATTAAGCGGTAGTGGTGGTATGACATTCTCCACCGACGGCGGCACGTTCTGTGGCTATTTTATTGCTGGACCATTGGGGATAACCGGTTCTCGGGCGGACACCAGTTCCGGCACCTGGCATGTAATCGTCAATGGCGCAGAAGCATTCCGTTGGGACGCAAGCAGCCAATCGCTCCGACCTAGCACCGATAACACTCGGGCGTGTGGCGGCGTGACGCGCCGCTGGTCTGAGTTTTGGGCTGGAAACGGCACCATTCAGACCTCCGACGAGAACCACAAGGAGCAGATCCAGGATATAGATGTTCGGGTGTTACGTGCCTGGGGCAGGGTCAAGTTCCAGCAGTACAAGATGAAGGATGCTGTCGTGGCCAAGGGTGATGAGGCTCGCTGGCACTTCGGGGTCATCGCGCAGCGAATCAAAGAGGCATTCGAGTTAGAAATGCTGGACCCGTTTGCCTATGGCCTGCTTTGTTACAACGAGTGGCCGGAAACACAGGAGAAAATCTGCGAGGAAACTGGCGCAGTGCTTGAGCCGTATCAAGCCGCTGGCTTTCGCTACAGTGTGCGTTATGACGAGGCGCTGTCACTAGAATGCGCCTACTTGCGGGCTAGGCTGGATGGGGTAATTTGATGTGTTGCACAGCCTCATCACAGACTTCTACAGTAATCACCGTGCTACCAACCCATGCTGGATAAGCTGGGCCCCTTGTGATCTCTTACTCGCTTATCTGCTATTGAATTGATCACCATCTCCAATGATCATTCCAGTGGCTCACGGTGATCAATTTGCCCGCGCCGCTACACCGTGGGTTGGACGGCACTCGCTATGGCCTGCTCTGCTATGACGAGTGGGAAGATGAATTTGAACCCGTGATGGGTATTCGTAAGAATGCTGAAACAGGGGAAGATGAGTCATATGAGACAGGCGAGCTTAGGCAGATACAATGGGCTGGTGATCGCTGGAGCATTCGCTCTGACCAGTGTCTATTCCTTGAGGCTGCTTATCAGCGCAGGCGGTGTGACAGGATAGAGGCTAGATTGATTGCTGCTGGATTGTAAAAACAAAGCCCCTCAATCGAGGGGCTTTTATTGATTGCTGTGTATTGCCGAAATATACGCTTGGCACTCTTGCAGATGCAATACTATTTCGTCTGCTCTTGCGGATTCTCGAATAATATTTTTTGTATTTTGGTTTTGAAGTTAGAAAATCACTTGAATTTTGTTTTCTTTATGGTTTTCAACCTATTTCTGTTGCCATTTTATGGCTTCATCAGAATCAGTGTTTTCTTTTTTAATCCCAGCGTTCAGGGATATACTTAACTCACCAATGCAAGCAACAAGGCATAACCGTGGCGATTATAAATGTAACCTACGCATCATCACCATCAAGCGATCTGCTAATTCCGACGCTTGAGTTCAACAACGAGACAGCCGGAGTGATCCGGCTTGCTCAGTCATTTAATGATGTAACAGCAACAACTGAACTTGCTGAAACGGTAACTTTTATTGAATCAGCGTGGGAAGTTTCACTACCAAACAAAGACGCGACAGGCCAACAAACACTGCAATTTCAGATCTGTAATGTCACTGGAGAGGCGCAAAGATTTATTGATGATTGTTTGAAATCAGGAAAACCAACAAATGTCATTTATCGCGAGTTTTACGCTAGTGATTTGTCAGCGCCAGCCTCTACTCCGATAAAAATGACACTGCGCGGCGGTTCTGCCGAAGGGATTGTTGTTGGTATTGAGGCTGGTTATTTTGATCTGCTGAATGTTGGCTGGCCTCGGTTCCGATACACCCCAGAATTTGCGCCGGGGATCAAATACTTTGCGTAACTTATCTTGGTACAGAAACAGCGCAAAATATCACCCACTGGCGGCTTCATTGCCGCCTTTGTTCAATTGCTGGTCTTTGGTTGTTGATATGCGCGTTAACATTTTCGGATTGCCATTACTGCCGCTGCATGGCGGTATTCACGCCGACGACAAGCGCCAATTATCCAAAGCAGCTGTATCAACTATCGATAGTCATTTGGTTGAGTCAAAAATGCAAATAGGTGCAATTGCGGCGGCGTATCGCGCATCGCTTTGTGTGCATGTTGGCGTTGTTGTTGAATTTGACGGAAAGCTGCATATCGCAGAAATAGGCAGTAAAACAGGGTTCAGAATTCTATCTATTGAACGTTTCGAGGCCTATTACACAAAAGTGAGGTATTATATCGATAAGTAAAACCTATCAATCAGGCGGATTCAATGGGTAAAGTTTCGATATACAAATCAGCATTCGACAAAGAACCAGCGCATGAACTGCAAGCAGAAGGAAAGCTGCTTGATTGGCTTATGGAAAATATCGGCGGATTCGATCCGTTATCAAGCTGGCACCCATTCACCGTGCTGATCAATGGCGTATTGGTTGAACAAAGATATTGGCCCGTCACACGCATTAAATCTAGCGATGTCGTCGAATGGCGGGCAATGCCGCAAGATCCAGTGAGCTGGACAATTGCGACATGGATAACAATTGCATCAGCAGCGCTATCTGTCGGCTCTCTTATCTACGCAATGTCGATGAAAAAAGGCGTTAGTGGATCAAGTGCAAGTGCGCAGGGCTCCGCCATAACGTCAGCATCAGCTACCGCAAATCAACCTAAACTTTTCGGCGTAGTTCGTGAGCTGTTCGGGCAGCATATCTGCTATCCAGATTATCTAAATCAGCCTAGAAAATGGTTTTCCGGCATTAAAGAGCAATCGATGGATGTTTTGATGGCTGTAGGCGTTGGATATTATGATCTTCCAATTGATAGGATGTTCATCGGTGAAACAAATTTCGAGACCTTTGGTGAGTTTCTTAATTATTCGCTGTTTGATCCTGGTGTTAACATTACATCACACCAAGCGCATAAATGCTGGTATAACGCGCCTGAGGTTGGATATACAGACTCATCATCAGGATTAAGGCTAACTGCTGGCGCTTATGGAACAAAATACATGAGCGGATCGCAATATGTGATCTCAGGCCGGCAAATTACTATCCCTATCGGTAGTGGGTCTCCTCCAGCTGATTGGGAGGTTGGTAATAAGGTATCTATCACAACACCAAACATTCCGTTTACTGTGACAAATGGATCTACAAGAGACATTGTCAGTGGTGAATTTAGCAAGCTATCACTGTCAACTAACGACACAATAACCATTTCTGGCGCGTCAGCAAATAATGGCTCTTATCGAATTTTCAGCTACACATCCGGAGTTGATCCAGCACTAGATCAAATGACGCTAGACGTGTGGGATACTCGCGTTATTAACGGCGTTTCAACTACTGGTTGGTTCCCAGCCTCTGCACTAACTATCGGATCGTTCACTGGCGATATTCAAAAAGAAGGAACTCTTTATCAAATAGACTCTATGATCACTGAAACAGTAGATACTGACGAAGTGCTGATCGGGTTTTCATTCACTCGACTACTAACTGACGGCGTGACAGTTGATTCAACATGGGCCGGATTTCAAAACGAAGGAACAATAACAAATGCCACTATTGAGCTAGACGCCTCATCGGTTGTTGGTGGCTGGCTTGGGTGGTTTCCTGTGTGCCCGTCTGGTGAAACCACATCTCTTATCGAGTGGGATTTAACCACGCCTAACGGGTTCGGTAAAATAAACAGCAGCGGTGGAATTGAAGGCAGATCTCGACAGGTTCAATATCAGATACGGCGAATTGGCGAGACAGATCCGCTTATAAATGATTACCACACAATCGCCGGGGCATCGCGTGATCAATTGGGATGGTCACCACAGCAGGTAGTCGCAAACGGTCGCTATGAAATGCGCATACGCCGAATCGGAGCAGAAGACACCGCCACGGATTCGATGGATACGATCAATTGGTTTGGGCTTAAATCGCTACTTCCAACGCCAACAAGTTACACTGGCATCACTACGCTGGCTTTAACGCTGACTGGCTCTGACACTATCGCGTCACAGACTGAAAACAAGATCAATGTGGTACCGCAACGTAAGCTGCAAATTGTGCAAAATGGCGTATTTACCACAACGCTACATGCAACAAATGACATCGCTCCTGTAGTGCGTTATATCGCGCACTCTGTTGGTTATGGCGACGATCAGATAGACATAGCAGAGTTGATACGCCTAGATGCAATCTGGAAAGCGCGCGGTGATACTTTTAAATACATCTATGATTCTAATGTTGTTGTGCGGGACGCTATCAACACGGCGCTAAATGTCGGCTTCTCAGAAATGACCGTAAGCCAAGGAAAGATCAAGCCGGTGCGCGATGAACCGCGAGACATGATGAACGCTCACATGTACACGCCGCAAAACATGACCAAGGCGCTAAAGACTAGCTTCTCAGTTGTAACACCTGAAGAGTCTGACGGAATTCGCGTGACGTATGTAGACGAGGATACATGGGAAGAGGCGACCGTGCTTTGCTTACTGCCTACTGACGCGGGATTCAAAATAGATGAAATCACAATTGACGGCGTAACAACGCGAGATAAAGCCTATCAGCTCGGCATGCGCCAGCGATGCATTCAGGCTTATCGACGCAAAAAATATTCATTCAGCACTGAAATGGACGCGCTCAATTCTGAATACTGGTCAACAGCAATACTTGGCGATGACATTCCGAGTTATGCTCAATCTGGAATCATGTGGAGCGTTAATGCGCAAGGAACCAACAAAGCCCTGATCCAATCGTCGGAAATGTTCACATGGCAAGATGGTGCATCGCATGTCGTTTCATGGCGCAAGGCTAACGGCAAGATTGCCGGGCCATTTCCATGCACTAAAGTGAATGACTTTTACCTGCTGGCAACAATAGGATCAGAACCATTACCGACGATAAACGGCACACAAGAGCCGCCGCATTTGCTGTTTGGTACATCTACAGAGTATGGATACCCGGCGATTGTGACAAAGGTCGCACCATCTGGCCGATTCGACATTGCGGTAGAGGCCGTCAATTATAGTGCCAATGTTTACGCCTATGACGACGCAGCAGCGGATAATTAGGACAAAGTTATGATAACATTATGAAAATTTTGCTTGAGAGGTTACGGACATGATCAACTGGCTGAAAGAGGTAGATAATTCACTTTGGGGGGTTTTTATGTCAATCATTATGGCCGTGTTGCGAATTGTGCGCGACAAAGAGGAAAGTAAAATTTTCCGAATTGCAGTAGAGGCGTTACTCTGCGGGGCTATTACTTTAACAATTGGATCTGGCGTTAAGGCGCTAGGTTATGAAGGGTGGGATTTATTTGTTGGTGGGACGGTTGGCGCGTTTGGCAGTCAATACGTTCGCGCTCTTGGATATGCCTGGGCCAAAAGCAAAGCAGGACAAAAAGATAAAGCCCCGTAACAGGGCTTTTACATAACTGTGTAAAGCATAAACGCCAGAGCAGAATCAATCACCAGCACGATCAGAATTAGCGGCAATAAATTTCTAATCACCTTCTCCATTAATTGCAGTAACCCGCATAATTGTTTTGCTTGCTGAATCAACCTCATCAAGAAGCATATCTATATATTCCTGTGATGCTAAAATATCATTCCCGCCAGTAGTGATATTTATAGCCTCAATTTGATGCACAGATTCAAGCAGTTTTGATGCTGCATATTTCAGCGTTGCCAATTCTAGATATGTAAAATTCATGCTTTGCACTCCTGCAAAATCAATCGACAACCTTGCTGGTCTGCTAGCGTCATGCTGTTATGGTTGCGCTCAGTTACTACAGGCCATGATTCATGTAAAGCAAGATATGCCTCGTTCATCGTTGCGTATCCAGTGATAAACGGTTCGCGTGGCTTGCCTGCTGCATCCACTAATTTTCCTGTGATCATTTTTGTTTCCTCGCTCTTGCCAAAAAATTAGCACGTTGAACATTTAATCGCTCAATTGTCGAAGCAAATATTGAGTCTTTCACATAAAACTCATGCACGCACGTTATCAGACCTTCATTTGCCTTTTCAGCCTCTTGTTTGCATGTGAACACTTCATGATTATCAACGTGTCCGTGCTGGGTCCATGTGCGTGATAAGTCAGGAAAACCTACACAATAAAATAAAGCCATTTTTGTTACCCCTTGTTTTGCCCGCATCTCTGCGGGCATTATTCTATTACTTTACACCGTATTCGCTTTTGCTTTTCCTTGTTCAATTTAGCCATCCTTAGATGGCTTTTTATTATGCCAATTGCAGTTCAGATGTTTTTACAAGGTATGGTCGATCATCGCTATTTTGGCGTATGTCTGCAAATTCAACTAATACTGGCTCTTGCCCATCTTCAATAATGTCATAATCATTGAATAAATTAACCACCGTATAAATTCTGTCATCAATTGCAGGGGTTTTCAGTGTTACTTTGCTATTTAATGTAATCATTTTGTTTACTCCTTTGTCTTTTTTATCAAAACAGAAACCAGCATTTTTATGTCTTTCGCTGAGTATATTCTGTCCTTTGATTTTGTTTGCGCGTCAGTGCGAATGGAAAATTCATTTCTTTTTAATGCGTGTCCAGCGTGGTTTGATACGCGAATTTGAAAACCGCAAGTAGAAAAATAATAACTACCAGTATCAGCCCTGTAGTCGCTAAAAGAAAATCCAGCATCCTTTAGAAGGACTGAAAGATCAATTACAGCATCAGTTACGCGCATTTGTTTGCTACCTGTTTAGTTTCGATGAGTTAATAATAGTACTTACACGAAACGTAAACATTGATCTAAATCACACTTTCGTTAACTCGTAATATCTCAATACATCATCTTGCGTGATAGCTGCCGAGTCCATGATATGCCACAAATCTGGGCTTGTTCCGCTTGCAATGGCTAACCGCACAACCGGCTCAACTGGTGACAATTTTACCATCACTAAAACCGTGCGCTTTTGCTGATCCATACTTCGGAATACACTGAAACGCTCGCCGTGCTTGTCGATGACTATCATTCTGCCACCTCATAGCCAGCTTGCTGGATGGCCTCGATAACTGCATCTTCTCGAAATGCGTTATCACCACTCGGCGTTTCAAATGTTGCATCTGGCAGCTTAATCGGCTTCATTGATTCGCGTGATGCTTGCCATGAAAACCACGCTACAGTACATAGCTTTGTATAATCATCATCTTCAAATACATATCCATCATATCTAGATGGAGTGATCCCTCTATTTTCACTAACATTAACACCAAGAAAATTAAATACAAATTCTTCAAACTCTTTCCGCATTTCTTCGTTCATACAATTTTAAACTCCTGTACTAAAAATTTACCTGATGGCAGTGACTGTACTTTAGCTACTGACTCTTTTTTTATCCAAGCCTGGATGCAGTCGCGGTATTGGCTTTTTGTCAGTCGTGAATAGCCTTTTAACTCAAGCCATATTTTTGCATCTTTCATTCTTTCAAATTTCACATCATTAAAACCAGCTAACACGATCTGTTTAACTCCAAGTAATGCACAAAACAGCGCAGAGCGCCTAACGATCTCGCTCCTTGCCAGTTTTGCGATAACATCCTGCCGTTTTACTGCGTCAAGTGTTGAATCAGAATGCGTTGAATTTAGCCCTGACATTATTTCAATTACAGAGTCCAATGACATTCCGGCTTCGATCATTGATACAAAATCTTTCGCAGATTCTTCGGTTATAAATTTTGAATGAGTTCCGCGCTTGTATCTTGCGCGGATCAAATCAAGCGAGATCATCGTATTTACTCGCTGCAACATCCCATTCGCCAGATTCGCGCTCTGACTTTGCGAACTCGGTAAGCAGCAACCATGCGTGTTTGTTTCCTGCTTCAAGCAAACGGTAGATGTGTTGCTTCCACTGGTTGCGCTTAATAAAAACCCAAACTTGCTGGCAGTGTTTATACTCCTTTGCATCATCAAACATACACCACATTGACTCATAGAGATCGGTTTGCGTTGCCAGATGATTAAAGAAATCATCTAGGCGCGTCTCAAAAATATGTTGCGCGTGGTCGTTCACGTTGTATTTTTTCATTCTGCTTAGTCCTTGTCCGTTTCAATAAGATGATTATCAGCCACATCACAAAATAAAAACGTGATCTAAATCAATAAAACGCGTTATCGTTTTAGGTATTATCGAATAACTGAAAACAAGGAGTAAAACAATGACAGCGATTAGACAGAAAGTCATTTTGACTGAAAAAGAGATCAACGATTACGCAAACGGCAAACTGTCGATGCAGGATATCGCAAAGGCACACGGATGCACAAAAGACACAGTATCTAAGCGACTAAAAGAAACAAAACGCGCTGATGTAATTGAGCAGATACAACACAACAGCAAGCGCGGTGCAGCAAAGCTGTCTGAAAAACAGATACAAGAAATAATAACGCGCGTCAAAAACGGTGAGGATGCCCGCGATCTGGCTATTGAATACCACATGGATGCAGCAAGCATCCGCTATCATCTTAAAGCGCACGGCATAAAAGCAAAACGCGCAGAAAGGCGCGACTGGGTTGAGCAGAAAGCCGAGAAAAGAAAAATAACAGATGATTTTAAGTCAATAATCCCTAAAAATGCTTTTACTCAAGTTCACAAGCTTATGACAAGGACAATGCAAGCATGAGAAAACTTTTTATACTTCTACTTTTGGCCGGCTGCAACGAGCCGATAAAGCACGAGACAAAAACATACACAGGCGATTCTGATTGGCTTAGGGTAAATAAACTGGTAACAGATCTGGAGAAAAATGATTTTGAGCGGTGCATTAAAGATAAATTAACTTGCCAGCCCGCGTCGGATAGTGCTGCAAACATGGCGAGATCGCTACAAAGGTAAAGTTTTATAAAACGCCGCTTCGTGCGGCTTTTTTGTGTCTGAAAATCGGCGCATAATGAATAAAATTTGCGAGGTGAAGCATGGCTACGATTTCAGAAGAAATGGCTGGTGGTAAAAATGTCATTGCGTTCTTGGATATGATCGCATATTCAGAACTGAAAGGATTGATTTCGATATCCGATAATGGTTACAACGTGATCGTTGGCAGCACAATAAAAAAGCCTATATTGTTTAGCTCTTATGCTGACCACCCTCGCAAGCTAATAGTGATAAATAAAAACCTGAAATCAACAGCAGCAGGCCGCTACCAGTTACTATCACGTTATTATGACGCATACAAAAAACTGCTCGATCTACCTGACTTTTCGCCACTATCGCAAGACCTGATCGCTATTCGGCAAATAAAAGAGCGCAAGGCGCTTCACCTGATTAAAGCAGGTAAATTTGAAGAGGCAGTAAAAGCGTGCTCAAATATCTGGGCCTCACTGCCTGGTAACAACTACGGGCAACATCAAAATACAATTGCAGACCTAAAATC